AATATTTCAAATAATTTTTCATTAAAGAAAATTGAGATTGGTTATACCAGATTGCGTGGTAGAGGTGGAAGGTCTTTTAGTTTTGATGAAGAAAGGGAAGGACTTGGTTGGTTAGGCCAGATGAAAGAAAAAATAGAAAAAAAGAATGCCGACATATAGATTTAGAAGAAAAAATGGGAAAGAGTTTGATATAGTAATGATGATGTCCGAATTGGATGAATATAGAGAGAAACATCCTAATCTTGAATTATGTATACCATCAACATTGAACATTATATCAGGTACAGGCACTTTAGATGGTAAAACAAGTAGTGGTTGGAAAGATGTTTTAGGTAAGGTTGCTGAAGCTCATCCTAGGAGTGAACTTGCAAAACAGTATGGTAGAAAATCAAATAAAGAAGTTAAAATACAAAGCACAATAGAGAAACACCGAAAAATACGACAACAAAGAACACAAGGAAGATAAATAGTTATATGGAAGTAGCGAGCATACCAAAACACGCTACCTGTGAGGTAGTTAATAGTACTAAAGTTGAGTGGTCAATCCGCACAAACTTCCATACGAAGCGGTGCACCGTTGACGAACAAGGAAAATAAATGGCAGACTTTGATTTTTTAGATGGGTTTGATGAACTGGGTGGTGACTTTGGTTTCACATCCGTTGCAAGCAAACCATCAGATAAAGTCGCAGATTCAAAACAAACCGAGGCTGTTGCAAAACAAGCAGCTGAAGGAGTCGGCAAAGTTGTTTCTAGTGATATTGTTAATAGATTGGAAGGTAAACTGGATAAATTACTTCGAGCAACAAATGAAACAAAAGAAACTGTTGTTGCTAAAAATGAAACAGAATTAGAGATTGCTAAAAAACAAATGGATGATGAATATGATTTACGAAAAGATAATTTAGGTAAAGAATATAAAACGAAATTTCAACAAATAGAAAAACTAGTCTTACCATTAATGATTAAATTAGCAAAAGCACCAGAAGCATACATACATTGGCCAAATAGGGCACAAGTCATAGAGGAGCAGGTAAGAAAAATTGTAGCGATAACAAGAGGATAAATTATGAAACTATCGGAAAACTTTAGTTTGAACGAATTAACAAAAAGTCAAACTGCAACAAGAAAAGGTATTGATAACAAACCTACTAGTGAACAAGTAGAAAATCTAAAAGCATTATCAATAAACATTTTACAGAAAATTAGGAACCATTATGAAAGACCTGTAAGGGTAACGAGTGGTTATAGAAGTCCAGAATTGTGTGTAGCAATTGGTTCGAGTGAGAAATCACAACACGCCAAGGGTGAAGCAGCAGACTTTGAAATTACAGGTGTTGATAACTTTGATTTAGCAATATGGATATCAAAGTATTTGGAATTTGACCAACTCATTAGTGAATTTTATGTTGAAGGCGATGAAGATAGTGGATGGGTCCATTGTTCGTATAAAGCAGATGGTAAAAACCGGAAACAATGCTTAACAGCATATAAAGAGAATGGTAAAACAAGGTACGGAAAAGGCTTGACTATTATTAAATAACCTGTTATAATGGTATATTATGAATAAATTAAATGCATTTATGCAGGAGAAATATGGTATGAAATCATTTACTCATACTCCTGAATCAAAACAACTTCCAATCATAACTACAGAAACAATTAACGGTAAGCGATTTTATGTCGTTGATGGTGAAAAATATCCATCCATTACAACAGTTTTATCAGCACGAAACCAAGAAGGTTTAGTTAGATGGCGTAAGTCCGTTGGTAATGATGTTGCAAATAACATTATGCGAACAGCAGCAAAACGAGGAACTGCTGTCCATAACTTGGTTGAGAATTATTTAAACAATGAAGAGCTTTCCAAGCAGGATGTTTTACCATTAGCGTTATTTACTTTACTAAAACCATCATTAGATAATATAAATAGTATACGAATACAAGAAGGAAGTTTATACAGTAATAAGTGGAAAATAGCAGGTCGTGTGGATTGTATTGCTGAATATGATGGTGTTCTTTCCGTAATAGATTTTAAAACTTCTCGGCAAGAGAAGAAGGAAGAATGGGTGGAGAATTATTTTATCCAAGGAACTGCTTACTGTGAAATGTATGAAGAAAGGTTTGGCACACCTATAAATCAAATTGTTATTTTAATAGTAACAGAAGATGGTGCCGTACAAATTTTTAAAAAAGACAAATCAAGTTATCTACCTTTACTACAACCAGCAATAGATGAATTTTACCAAGTATTCAATAATAGATGAAATAAAAAAGGAGAAACACAATGAAATTTATTAAAATTTTAGGTGTTGTTATTTTTGTTTATTGTTGCTTAGGAATATTCAACATAGCGAAAGCAGAAACACCAGATGGCGATCCGCCAATATATGAACAACCAGGTTTGATAAAGAAACCTGTGTACTGTGGTCCAACAGAATTTATGTTAAGAACAGTAACAGAAAACTTTAACAATGAACCATTAGTTGTGGGTAAAGTAATTATTCCACAAACAGGTGAATTGGTTGCAATGCTTACTGTATTTGTACATAAAGATAAAAAGTTTGATATGTCTGTGTTGATGACAATGTTAGACAAAGATGAAACTTGTGTGTTAGGTTATGGCGTAGAACTTATGTTTTATGACGAAGTTAAAGAAAATAAAGTAAAACCTGAAGTGAATCCTGGTACCTACAATGGAGTTTGGCAGACAGTGAATTTCAATTTTTAGAATCGAAACTCCATTTAGAAACTCCATTTAGGAGTTTTTAGGATTTTGAGGACCTTTAAGTTAGGGTCGACAGATTATGAAATATAAAAAACAAAGACAACTAGATAAAAACGGATATGCAAAGATTTATATTCTTGAAGATAAAGAAGGCAATCAGGTTCAAGCCGATTGCCTTGCTTTATTCCATCTGAATAATATTGAAGGCATATCTTACAATAGTTGGCATAAAAGTTTAATAAGTCGAGGAGTTTGGTCTCACGGTTTTAAATTAAATAAAATCGTAGGCTTTTTAAATTCTCGTTGAAGATAATGGGAGTAGATAGGGAAGACTCGGGTGCAATTCCCGACCACTCCACCATTTAAAGTACTATAATAGTCTTTTGAGGGGTGGAATTAGGATCGATTCATATCAGAAACCGTATTGGAGAGAATAGGGGTGGTTCCCTTGAATGACCAAAAACATAAACGCAGACTTTACGGAGTATGCATTAGCGGCATAGAGTCGCTGGGGGTTGCCAGTCCCTTGCAACAGAAACTGGCATTTTAAACTTACTACAAGGAGAGTTATTATGATGGAAGTATTAGATGTTTTATTACCAATGGGTATATTAGTAGCGTGTGCTTATTTAATAGGTTATCTGTCTGGTTCTGAACAAACTAGAGAGATTTATGATCCTGTGATGCGAAAGAAAGATTTAGAAAGATTTCCCAAATAGGGAGTAAGAGTAGTCTTGCTGGAATTGGTAGACAGGTTAGATTCAAAATCTAATGTTCGCAAGAATGTATCGGTTCAAGTCCGATAGACTATACCAGGGAAGTTAAGTGTAGGAAGGGCGGACCTATATCTCCGCCCGCTTCCCAAAACAAAGGAGAGTTATTATGATTGAATATTTTTTTGTATTATTAGCAATAGGGGCAATCGGATATTGTGCTTATTGGTTGGGACATTTTGCAGGTTATACTAAATGTGAAAATATTTATGAGGATTATCTTGACAAAAGAGTCAAAACCGTGTATAATAGTAGTAATGATAATAACACCAAGTAAGTTTGCTTTATTGATAGAAGGTTATGTGAAAGATAAAAAAATGAGTTATATGGAAGCGGTTGTATTATATTGTGAAGAAAATAAAATAGATCCAAGTAGTGTTAAACCCCTTATCAATAAACATTTAAAAGAAAAGATTGCTTACGAGGCACAATCATTAAATATGTTGAAAGACAAAACAGCAAAGTTACCAATTTAAGAAAGGAAAAGATTATGGATCCAGTAACAGTAGTATACATTATTTTTGGCACCCTATGGATAATGGGTGTTATTGAAGGTTAGAAGTGAATGGTTTTGAAGTATATAAAATCTATTTGGCAGTTAAACTCCACTTCACTAGTAAAGGAAAGACTTATGACTTTCATAAATACGGTGGGAGAACAACTGCAAGATTGGAAACATTTACTAAAAGAAGGGATAGGTATTTCTTTCATAAGCTTTCTAAATCTTATAACCATAACAGCCTTGTTGACTATTTCGTTAGCAATTTTGTTACTAGTACTAATATATGGATTGGTGACATCATTGGTCGAACTGGTGATGATACTTACAAGGGGTGGCAAAAGAAAATAGAATCTTTAGCATATTATTATGCAGAAGATATAGATTATATTATAGAACAAATGACAACAAAGAAATTACATTTTGATGATATATTTACTTCGGTAAAGGGACAACACCCACCAATACTCAAATATTTTCTATCAAAGAAAATCAATCTGGAAACATTTATGATATTGGATGACATTCTACACTTTTCAAAACATTTAAACGAAAAGATACAAGAAAAAGTCTTGTGGCCGAAACTCTATGATAGAATGATTCGGTACAAACCATTTTTAACTTACAATACTACTAAATTAAAGATGGTATTAAAGAAGAAACTAAAGGAGATGTAGTATGATTGATGAAGCAGGAAGATTTACAGCAGAACATACTGTAATGGATAAAAATTTAGAGATAAGAGAACAAACACATCTATTAGAAGTGAGAGATAAACGGATAGATGATTTATTAAAAGAAAATCAACATTTAGAATCGGATAATAAGGAATTAAGAGTCCAATTGGAGGACTGTCAGCGATGTAAAGCTTCTGATGGAGATGTTGATTATGCTGATGAATCGGAAGATAATTTTACCGAACAATTATCTTTTAAATTTAATCAGGAATAATGCTTGACTTTGACACCATTTTTTGTTATAATAGTAGTTATGAGTTTAAGAAGTAAAAGGATGTTTGGTGCAACAGATATCTTTCTTCTGGCTGAACAACGCTTAAGAGGGCGTAAAGCAAAGGTCTGGAGGGTTATGGCGCAATCGCTGAAGACACCAGGACTTGTTTCTATTAAGGACCATCTTTCAAACAGAAATGTTGGACTCTTCCCGAAAAGTTGTGGGTGCCGTACCAACTAATCCCACGGAGAACTTTTTAAATTCATAAATACTTTTATATATTATGCACATTGTGGATAAGAAATATACGAATACAAACATACAAACATACGGAGATATAAAAATATGAATACGAGTATAGCAGCGTTAAAACGCTCAAAATCAAACCTAGATGTTCTTGTTCAAGAACTCTCAAAAGTAGCACCACCAAGAGAAAAACAATCCTTTACCGATGATAGATTCTGGAAACCAGAGTTAGATAAATCTGGTAATGGGTATGCGGTTTTTCGATTTTTACCAGCAGTTAAAGATGAAGATTTGCCTTGGGCACGATTATGGTCCCATGCTTTTCAAGGACCTGGCGGTTGGTTTATTGAAAACAGTTTAACAACACTTAACAAGAAAGATCCAGTTAGTGAAGCAAATACTTTACTTTGGAACTCTGGTGTTGAAGCAGATAAAGAAATTGCAAGAAAGAGAAAAAGAAAACTCTCTTATATTGCTAATATTCTGATTATCAATGATTCAAAACATCCTGAAAAAGAAGGTCAAGTAAAACTATTCAAATTTGGTAAGAAGATATTTGACAAGATTACAGAAGCGATGAAACCTGAATTTGAAGATGAGAAACCTATCAACCCATTTGATTTTTGGGAGGGGGCAAATTTCAAACTAAAAATTAGAAAAGTGGATGGATTTTGGAACTATGATAAGTCAGAATTTGATAGTAAGACACCTGTTAAATCTAATGATGAAGCAATAGAAGAATTATGGAACAAACAATATCCATTAAAACCTTTCCTTGCACCTGATAACTTTAAATCATATGATGAGCTTAAAGCAAAACTTGATAAAGTTTTGACTGGTGTTAGGAGTACTGGAACTGCTGAAGATGTTGCAATCCCACCTGCAACAACTCACAATAGTCCAGTTGTAAAGGAAACAGTAGATACATCCTCTACAGTTAATGCTGATAAGGATAGTGATGAAACACTTGATTATTTCAGTAAATTAGCGGAAGAGGACGAATAATCTCTCCATCTGTTTCTTTATATGGGGGTTGGATATTATTTTCAACCCCCTTTTTATATAAATATAATTGTTAAATTGATTATGTGAAGATTTGAGATATCAAATTAAATAACAACAAAGGAGTATGAATATGTGGAAGTCAATATCAGATGTAATAGGTAATGTGCAAGGAATTGCTATTTCCCTAATTACATTATCAATTGTACTGGAAGTTGTTTTCGGTTCAGCAGTCCCTTTCTTATCATTGGGCGTAATTGGAAACATTAGTTCGATTGTGGGAGAACTTGGGTCTCAAGGACTCATTGGACTTATTACACTAGGAATTCTTTGGGCACTTTGGAAAAAATAGTCTAAAGTAACCAGTTTAAAATACTTTATAATAAGATAGGGGCACTTTTTAGTGTCCCTTTTTTATGGTCTAGTCGTTTAGAAGGTATCAGTAAAAACTATGATACAACAATAGTCATTGGTGAAGATACATATAAAACAGTAAAAGATAAGTTTAAATTTAGAAAGCTAGATGATGTTCAAGTGAAAGGAAAGTCAAACAAGGTGGCAATCTATTCAATAAAGTAATATAAATAGTATTATGGCAACAGTATTCGATAAAATACTTGATAGTACAACGGGACCAAAAGCATATGACTGGTACAGGAGACAGGTGCGTAAAATGACAACACCTGGTGCCAGAGGATTGATTAATCAAGGTAAAGCAACAATGCGACCAAAGTATGGAGTGATGAATTTGTTTGGGTATGACGCTAAACATAAAGCAACATTACCATA